CTTCCCTCGTAAACAGAAATATTATCAAATGATGCAATACCATCCAGAACTGGGACAGTTATGTCATTTAATATGCAAAAAGTATATGATTGTCTGCCAAAAGATCCTTGACTTGTAGATACAATACCCTTTTTCAGAGTAATCGTACTAGGTGTAGGTGTTATGTTTGTCGTATCAACGAAAAAACTTATTACAGCCGTAGCTGCTTTTCTTGATTTTGGTAAATATCCAATGTTTCTTGCCAAAGAGACTACATTTTCTCTCAATGTAGCACTATCAATGAATACTTCATTTGCGACCATGTTCGCATTGTATGAAGTAATATAGGTGTTATATGCCAAAACATCAAGTATGGTTGAAAGGTTAGACCCTTCAAAGTCATAATCAGTAAAATTAGAGTTTTCTTTTAAATATTCTCTAAGTGTAGTTTTTACCTGACTAAAGTCTAGGTTTGTAAAATTAGCTAGTGGCATTGTTTACCTAGTTTGCTGCAAGACAAATTGTAATTCTTGTGGTGGAATATCAGCACCAATAATCTCATATGTGATTACTGCGTCAAATGAATTGTTATCAAAATCAGGAGAAATCTTTACTTCTACTAATTTTACTCTTGGTTCAAATCTTTCAATTGATTCTGTAATTTGATCTTTAATTATTAATGATGATATTTCGTCAATATTATCAAAAAGTGATCGATTGATGTTAGAACCAAAAGTTTCATCAAAAAATTTCTCACCAGGTATAGTAAATACAATATTTCTTATAGAACGAGCAATTGCATTCTCATTTTTAAGCACAATAACATCGCTTGTCAGAGGGTTAGTCTGAAAAGTCATGCTAATATCCTTAAAACCTCGACTTACCCTTTCTAAAGGCACAAGAATCCTGCGATTATATCTTATTTATTAAGGTATTAATGTAATTTTTTACTCATAAAGTGGTTCAGGGTTGCTCTCACTTTCAAAAAACTCAGTTTCTTTAGCAGAATCACGTTTTTTGGGCGTTAAATCATCATTTGCAATCTCACGAAGCATCTTTTGATGGTTATCATTAGCTAAATTGTCTAAAAAGTCGTTATTCGGATTCATTTTCCTCTTTTTTAAATGAATTTTCGCGTTCTTTTGCAGTTTTCCAGAAATATTCGTCTTCACGACCCATTCCAAGACGTTCAAAACCATTTTCAACTTGATAATATTGAGTTGAAACCTTAAAATCAGGCATTTTTGGTTCAACAGGTGTCAAACTGTTGTCATAGATACGCATTCTGTTGTTAGGATACAGTGCATATTGACCATTTTCAAGTTCAATCAAGTTATGAGACTTATGTTCAGCTGGATTTTCACTTGTTGCGTAATCAACTACCTCAGGATCCTGATGATAATTATCTATTGTACAGATGTATGTACCTTTTTGAATACCAAAGTCACGAGTATACAGTTCATAATCCATTGAACCAATAAACTGCTTAGTGACAGCCACAACACCGTAATCCATACAATTCCAGAATTGTAGGTTAGGTAGGTCCATATCAGGATTAGGCGTCTCAGGGGCGCTCACAAACGCACTGATAGGCAGTTTATCGTACATAGCAGCATACTCAGGTAAGTATGTTTCAAAATAAAAAGTGCGCCCAGGTATCGACTTACACGATACCCAGACGCCTTTAACAAATTCACCATGACCAGATTGATGGTCAGTTAGATATTCTTTACGAACCCATACTTCAACAGAAGGAAGGTTACAAATTAAAGCAGCCATTATAAACTAATGTAACTAATTCTATTTACCCTGTCCGCGATACTTTTTCTTTGCTTTATTGCGAGAAGTCGCGGATAATAATGTATACTGCGAGCGTCCTTGGCGAGTTTTTTTAGGAGTGCCCTTAACATAACTGCCACCTTTCATAATTGCCATAATTGTTATACCTCAGATAACGCGAGTTTTTTCGTGACCAACCCTGATACGAGGATCGCACCAGATATCATATCCCATTTCTTTTGCATCAAGACAGAATGAGACATCCTCACCACACATGTCCTGTACATTTCCACTCTCAAAGACTTGCATCTTAGGAGCAAACCAAGGGTATTCCATTTCTTCAAAGACTCCCTTCTTAATTAATACCCACCCAAATCCTGTATAATCAACGGTAAATGGTTTCCGACGCTTCTGAATGGAATCGACAGTTTCGTGATTCATCACTCCACCATTCTTACGGAAATCATCCTCTTCCAACCAGTGTGCAACAGATGTTGTATGTCCATCTTCAGTAGCATACCATCCTGCAGAAATACCACGCTCTTCACCTTCTTCAGGTACAGCTAGATCACATAACTGCCAGAACTTATTAGCATCAAATACAATATCACTATCAATCCATAACTGATAATCATACTCTAATTTACCATCCCACGGAACTTGATTGGGTCCACGTAATACATTTGCTCCAAGACACTTACAGCGGGCAAAATTTACCATCGATGAATAATCTTGACTAATCTGAATACTCATCCCATTCTGTACCATGTCAAAACATAGTTGCACAAAGTTCTTTAAAAATGTAAAAGAACATCCACGTCCAGGTAAACAAAATACAATTGTCTTACCTCTCATCCTTTCTTTAATTGCTGGAATGTCCCACTCCTCTTTCTTCTTGGGTTTGGGGGCATTTGCCTTTACTGTAAATCCTTTTGCCATAACCTGTTAGTTACTTCAGTTCAATTATAACAACTAATATCTATACTGTCAATATCGAAAACCTAAATCGGTTTTCTCTACTTCTAGTATGAATCGTGACCATCTGGTTCTTTCGTAATACCCACACTCTTATGTTCTTTAAGAAATATACACTCCTCATATGATAAATCCCCAAGTTCATAATCAGTCTTCATTAGACCAACCATTCCCTTGAGGGTTTTCCATGTATTATTAAATTGTTCTTCACTTAGATTATTATATAAACATTCTTTCTTTGCATAGATGTGATAAACCTTTTCCATGAAAATTTTTTGCGGGAAATTTTTTTTACAAATATGAAATCAACTTTTGAATTATATATCAAGGTCGAATTGTCACCTCTGTAGGTTAGGGTAGTTAGGCGTTTTTATATACGGGGGCACGCGGCACAACGCCCCAATAACGCCCCCGCAAAACACTGTGTTTCACTGATACCCACTGCTATTATATCACGGAGGGACACTGATGTCAACCCCCCCACGATATAAGACTGCTAAGTTATACAAACTGCCAGAGAGTAACTGTCAGTAACCACCACACGATTACCAACGGACAGGATTACTCAGGTCCTCTACGTAGCTGTCAATTACCCTCTCAGTTCCTTCTAGTTCAAATAACTGCTCCCAATCAATCTGGTGTGGGTCAAAATCTTCCATCACTTCAATATCCAACGTGATTCTATAACGTTGCTTCTGTGCCTGACTGTAAAGAACTGACATGAGACTGACTCCGTTGGTGTGACTTTGTAAGTATAGAATGCCTGAGAGATATTGTCAATCTTCCAATCAATATTTATAAGAAAGACTGATATTTTTGTGTTGTCAAGTCCTGGCAAAACTTATCAGCGGGGTCTTGACATTTCTGCGAGTGTGTGATAGACTGCTCGCTAAGATCACAAGACCTGAGCACATTTAATTGAGAATAAAAAGACCCCCCAAAGTAACTACGGAGACCCTCTGAATACCCCCCTGAGTATATCTCTGACAGATATTCTCAAGAACGATATAAACAAAGGAAAGCCATTTAAAAAACCTTTTTTAATACTTTTTTGACCCAATCTTGTATATATGGGTACAAAAAGAGGGGGTTTTTATGCCCCCTCGGTGTTACTCTCAGAACAAGATCTCTGCGATCTCGTTCACAGTTTTCTCGCTCTCAATATCAGCAACGATAACATCGAGGATTTGAAGAATCTCCTCTCCGGTGTTACCAACGCGGAGCATACCAAGTGCAGTTGAACGAGTCATTTTGAGAAAAGAAAGTGTGAACGTGTTTGGTTAAATCTGGGTCTTACGCTGAATACTGTGCAGCCCAGTTTGTGTTACTTAAGTGAAGTAATTATAGAAGGGAAAGTATTACTAACCCCTCTATGATTACATCAGGCAAAGATGTAACCGTTGTCGAAATCACGGGTCACGTTGTTGTCACGAATGTACCACTGATAGTCCTTCTGAAAGACACCATCTGTGACTGCATTACAGAAGCGGTCGATGAGTGCGTTCAGACGGCTT